ATTCTTTTCTAAATCCAAGCATGGTAACAATGAAGGAAAATCCTTTACATCTTGTGGAGAGCGGATTTCACCAATGCATAATCAATCCGGTAATATCTTTTGAATTCGCATGTTCCATAGCCGAGGATATTAAAAAATCATAATATGGGTAAAAATTCAATTTGTGGGCGTATTCTTAGTGGTAAAAACTATGAGATTGTTGTTACTTCTATCGATTTCATGCGAAATAATTTTTATACTATGGGCATCACAGCTATTATGAGGGATTAATATGATTGGCAGACTTATAATTAACTTCGACAACAAAGTATATTCTACGCTTGTTAACTCATATGTATCGGAGCATTTCTCTTCAAGAGAACCCGACAAGGTTAAGTTATACTTTGTAGATAATCCAATAATCCGTTCATTTTATTGGGATTATATGCGCCCCAAAAATTGGATTAAGAGTAAGAAGATTATAATGGTTGTAGACTTCTTGGGTAAACCTTATATTTTGACATTTATTACTATAGAGGAACCCATCGATAAAGGAAGTTCTGATTTTATGGTAACTCTTATTCCTCTAAATGAACCTCCCAAACCACCACCATGTAGATTTGAACCTATTCAAAGGATTACATCACCGCAGGATTTCCCTATGCTATAATGAAAGGAAGGTAAATCATATGAGAAAAATTATGATGGCTATATTATATGACGGCTTAGATATGCAAATTGAAGAAATCAAAATTCAGATGGCACTATCTGAGAATAACGCAGAGGTTCAAGATTTAAATCTCAAGTTGGCTAAACTTATCGCTGTTAAGAACGAGCAGCAAAAGTACAAAGTCAAACCTGAGCAATTATTTCAAGCGCTTGTGAACATTCTCGGAATGGCTGCTGTGTTGAATTTCGAACAATTCAATATCATCTCATCTAAGATGTGGTCTATTGTATCAAATCGATTTTTCAAATAAAGGGATTAACTTATCCCTTTCTTTTTTGTGAGGAGTTAAAATGTGGAACCACAAAGAATAGTAAAGAAACATGTGAAGTATCCTGGTAATAATACATTTCAAGTGTTTATCAGGTATACTCATGAAGATCAGGCAATGTCCGATTATAAAAGATATTCTGGTATGTCGGATATGATTCATAAAATTGAACCAGAAATGCTATGCGACGAACTTAATTTCTTCAAATCTGGTATTATAACCGACGTAACGCCACTGCAATATGACTGTAGAACGGATACATGGACGTTTAATGTGTATGGATTTGGTGTTTACAATGAAAAGATGACGACAAAAGAAATCGTGAGTCAATACTATATAAAGAAAGGATTATAAAATGGGAGAACCAATTTATAATGTGAATGGACAACTAAGTCCAAATGACGAAAATGCTTTTATTTTGAGAATTGAAACGAGCAACCTTAAAATTATTAAAGATTCGATTGAAAGATATCGAACTATTAGGAATAATGTGGAGCTTCTGGAAACAAAATACTTTATAGAAGCTGTAGATGAGTATCCAGACACTTTCCTTATTATCGATATTGATCCTATTGTGTTTGATGATAAGAAGAATCTATATTTCATCACATTATATTGTTATGGTAATGATGAGTTAGATTCTAAGATGGACATGCTTAAAAGATTCTTTGAGAACTTTTACACAAGGAGTAAACGATGAAAGAAAGGCTTGTTGAATTAATTGACTACAATTTATCGGATTTACTTTTGATGATTGCCCTTACATTTATTTTTATAGCTATCGAGCTATGCTGTTTAGCACTTCTTGTTAATTTGACAGTTACTATGGGTTTTCTAGGGTGCTTAATGGCAGCTTGTTTAATGCTATTTGTTCTTTTTATTTACTTATTTATTATGGTAAGTATGTATGAAAATTTATAAAGGAGGTAAATGATGACACACAACAGACCAATTGTCAAGACTTCTGGAGAATTCAAACAGACAGTTATCGATATGGTACGAGCAATGCCATTAGATGATTTTCTATTAATTCCTCAGGCCGAACTTGACAAATACATTTCTGCTTGGACAGAACCGGATGTAAATGGTGTTGTCCCTGCTAATGAGGATTACAAACAGTATTTCCAATTCATTATGACTATACCAGATGATATGCACGTCTTGGATATGGATTTGTATTTCTTCAGGATTGCGCGTAAGATCATTGGTAATGTTCTGATTGCACTACTAGAGACATCATATTACAATACTGTATTTGGATCCGCAGATATTGATCATGAGAACTACAAGCTGCTATATGAATTAATTATACATACAGCGACTAAAATAGAAGACAATCCAGACAATCGTAGAGCGTACATGAGCGCTCAAGAACTCAAACAGGAGTTCAATAAATACTATCAGGAAGTGTTAGAAGACAACACAAATAGTGAGGGCTGAACAGATGACATATGGAAGGCAATATACCCTCATATTGTCTAAAGACGATTTTTATGATGCAGTCATAGATAATATACGTAAACTTCCATTACAAGATATATTCGGTATAGACGAATGGTATATTGAGCGTCTTATGGAAGCATGGCGAAGGGTTAAATTTGAGGATGAGTATAAAAACTACATATTCAGTTTACTAATGGTGCCTGATAAAGTTGTTATGCTCGATAGTGAGTTATATTTATGGAAAAAGACACGAGAATTGGTTGATGAGCTCGTGATTAGTTTAGCCGAGGGATTTTACTACGACGATAAAATCTCTATAATAGGAGAAACTATACCATTTGATCCATATACGGGACAAAAAGATATTGATAAAGATAAACTATTGTATTTTTTTGATATAGTAGACACTATTTATGAAAGATACTATGTTAATACAGAGTCAACACTAGACCAACTTAGACACATAATGGGAAAGGATTACCTAAAATAATGAAACACCACGTTCATATCACAATGTCAGAAGATGACATGCACCATTTGGCAGAACAATTTAAGTATTGTGAAAAGGAATTGGAAATTGAAATTCCGAATACGCATTATTTAATTCATTTACATCGGGAGGATGCAGATGATTGAGTTAGCATATTCTCCAAAATTGCATATACAAGCGTTATACCGAAGTATTGCTTTGGTATATTATGATTTTGAATCAATGTTTGAACACTATCGGCCAGCTGCAAATATGGCGGATTTCGATATTCGTAAGTGGCGTAGAGTGCGATTCAATGAGTGTATTAGGCAAATTAACCTTATTCGTGAGTCTAAAGGATTAAATCCTGTTAAAGAAAATGCAACTTTATCAGAATGTATTGAAGGATTGTGAGGTAGAAAAATGAGTAAAACAAAATATCCACGTATTGTGGATGCGGGTAGTGACAACATTTTCGCAAAGGCATTTATAACTGCTAACGGAAACGAAGAGTTGTGTAATGCTACTGGTAGAGAGTTACAAAACGGTCCAGATATCAGTGATCACTGGTACGAATATGAAGATAGTAATGGTGATCTTCATTATGGTAGATAGTTCGCAGAAAATACATATCCTATAATGAAACAAAATAAAAACTAAAGGAGGACATTATCATGTCAGAAAACGTTTCAAAAATTGAAGAAGTTAAGGAAGAACTTAACGAGGTTACTGAAGACTTGGTGACACAAGCTGAGGTCGCACCACAAACTCAAGTTGCTAAGGAACTGAGTACTAAGGACAAGATTGTACAAACAATCGTTGCCGTTAGACCAGTTGTTAAGCGTCTCTTGATCATCACTGGTGTTGTAGCCGCTGGCGGAATTGCTGCTAAGGTGATTAGCAACCACGTTAAGAAATCTGACGGAGCTTCTGAAAATGGAGAAGTGTTAGAAGGTGATTTTACAATCCCTGAAGACTAAGTTTCACTAGAATACTGAGAATTACTCTCGGTATTCTTTTTTATCAAAAATTTTAAAGGAGGAACCCGGTGAAAGCTTTTATTGGGCTATTGGTCATTTCTGGTATATCGTTAGTGATATACACAATGCTTTACGCATTATTGTATTACATTTTTCATTTGGACTTATTGCTGTCAACAATGATTCCTACTTGTTTGACAGGCGTTCTAACATATTCATGGGGGTATACAAGTAATGACAAACGGGAATAAATAAATTATGGCATTATGTTTAGAAGACTATGGGGCTGTGAAGGTCGATAGTATTAATCGTGGAGAATGTATGTTCTATATTCCATTGGATGGTCCACGTGATGTATTATTGGCCGACTTAGCCACTGAGATTAACGTCTATAGAGACGTTGCGTCATATAAAGGTGAGCAATATTACATTGATGGTGTAACAAAACGTATGAATCCATCTAATGCTAGTTGGATGGCAGAGATAGAAGGAAGGAAACTATGACAAAACAAAAAACAGATTATAACAAGGTACCTAGAAAAATTAATCCCTTAGATGAAGCAAATGAAATCCTTGACAAGCATGTACAACCAGTTGCAAAAGGTCGTGTGAAAAAAGCCGGGGTTGCTAAATGGGTAGGAAATGTGTTCTTCGGAGAAGAAGGTTTCCGTGGTTGGTCGTCTCACATGTTCCATGAGGTAGTGGTACCTAGTTTACAAAACGGTATTGCTGATATGGCTATGACAGCTGTGCAGCGTGCTATTTTTGGACCTGACTATATCCATGCTCGAAGAAATTCTTCAGGTTACTGGGGGCGTGGTGTGACAAATGTTACAAGAATGGACGCATATCGAAATGACTACACTCAGTCATATGCAAAACGTAATCGACGAGCATCAAACCAGGTAGAAGAAATCATTTTCGAGACTCGCCAGGATGCGCAGGAAGTGTTTAATATCATGTTAGCGAATTTGGACGCATATGGTATTGTTACTGTTGGGGACTTCTATGAACTATCCGATCAACCGGCTAAATTTACTGACCAAACATTTGGTTGGACTACCAATGCAGGAGGACAAGGACTCGAAGGAGCACGTATTGTTGCTGCTCGTGGAGGAGGATTTAAAATCCAATTCCCTATGCCAATGGAGGTTTAAAATGGAAAAAGAATGGCCAAAAGAATTACCACCGTTTGAAAAAATGGAAGAAATTTTCTTCAAAGGGGGATTTGATCCAGACGGAGATATGTATTACGATCGTAAATCTGGTAAAAAATTCTGGGTGGATATTTTAGCTGGTACAGCGGAGGAGTGTATTGACCAAGGATTACCAACCTTAGATAAAATGAGAGATTTTCTATCAAGAAATTTTGATTTCGATGGAACATATCATGTAGATCGTATAACTGGTAAAAAATATCTTATTGACATCGAAAAGAACATGGTAGAGGTGGGGTAATGTTACCTGATGAATTTAACAATCGTAACAAATTGGACAAAAAGTATTATATTGCTCTAATGGAACGAGATGAATATGAACCAGAGTCACCCGCTCAAAAATGTATTCGTTTATTACGTGAACGAAAACAAAATTTCAACAAAAACTTAAAATCATTTATTGGAGGAAACTAAAATGAAAAAATCACTCGGAACTCTCGTATTGCTTTGCACACCACCTGTTGGTTGGATTATTCTCGCCATTATCTGGCTAACTAATAAGAAATAGGAGGTATATATGAAAAACATTCGAATCTATCCACGTGTACCTGGTGTAAAACCTATGATTTTCCATGACGTCGAAAATGTAAAAGTTGAACGTGATGGTCAAAACTGGGTTCTAGAATTTGACCATATTGACTATGTTCGTAAAGATCTAGCCGTACGAGCGCATTCCGTATTCACTAGCGAGAGCGCTATGGCTTATACATTCTTATATGATGAGATTACACCTCGTCCATTCAAATTTAAATCTAAAGGAGAAAAATAATGAAACTACCTAAGTTACCAAACATGCAAACTATCAAATCTACAGCTAAATCAGCAATGGTTACCACAAAAATCCTCGGTAAGAAATATGCCCCATTCGTATTGTTGGGTGTAGGTCTTGTTGGATATGGTTATTCCGTATACGCTGGTGTTAAATCTGGTAAAAAGCTTGAAGCTACCAAAGCTAAATATGAAGCTAAAGACGCTGCTGGTGAAGAATACACACGTATGGAAGTTGTAAAAGACGTGGCTAAAGATGTCGCTATTCCAGTTGCTGTTGCTACCGCATCCACTGCGGCTATCGTATTAGGATTTGCTATCCAAACAAATCGTCTTAAAGCCGTTTCATCGGCCCTTGCTATTGTTACTGAAGAACATGCTCGATATCGTCTACGTGCTAAGGAAGTTCTTGACGAAGCTACATTCAAGAAAATCGATGCTCCTTTGGAAACCAAGACTGTCGAACTAGACGGTAAAGAAGTTGAAGTTGAGTCTATTGTTCCTAATGAAGGCGATTTCTATGGACAATGGTTCAAATATTCTTCAAACTACGTATCAGATGACCCAGATTATAACGAAAGTTATATTAAGGAAGCCGAAACATATCTTGTAAATCGTATGATGAAGAAAGGTGTGTTGACTTTTGGTGAAGTTCTCGACAAACTTGGATTTGATGTTCCTCGTGCTGCTCTTCCATTCGGATGGACCGATACAGATGACTTCTACATTGAGTGGGATGCTCATGAAGTATTCGATGATATAAAACAAGAATATGACTTGCAATTCTACGTTCGTTGGAAAACACCTCGTAACTTGTATGCAACTACATCATTCAAAGATTTTGTGCCTAAGAAAACTAGAAAGGAACTAAACTAACATGAACACACCTATCAAAGTTATTTTATCATTGGTAGGGGCTGCTGGTGCCGGATACGGCGCCTACCGCCTTTATAAATGGTGGAAAGAAGAAGATGAGCTTGAGTCTGAAGGTCTATCTTATGAAGAACTAGTTGCTGCTAAAGAAGCTGCTGACAATCAAAGGAAATTGGACGAAGATGCAGAGCGTCAAAAAGAATTTGAAGAACATCTTCGAGACATAGAAGGACTTCCGAACGATGGTCATGACTGGTATAAAACCGAAGACGGTAAATATATCCGACGCGAACTCACACCATTCGAGCGCAAAAACGGAGCTGACTACAACCCTCTAGAAGAGGAATTTGTGAGTGAAACCGATATTCACGGAAACGTTCGTGAATACATTCAAAAACATGAAGAAGGGAGCAAGCTGTTAAATCATCGCGACAACACATACACTGCTAGTGATATTGTTAACGTTACTCGTGAAATGACAGCTCAGATCAGAGCATTGAAACGACAAGAAATGGAACATGACCGTCAAATCTACAATCCTAACACGCAAGAAGGATATGACTACTACCGTGCCCTCGTTATGGAGCGCTTTGGAATCATGGATGCAGAAACTCGCGATAATCTAGCTATCCTATTCTCATGGGAATACATCCCAATTCGTGAAAACATTGGTGACTGGAATATCCGTGAAGATATTGTACGTGACCGGACTGAACACTTTGGATTTGGCACAATCTATTCTGATTTTGCATCTATTGGCGAAATGATTATTCATTTTGCTAGCCGCTTATCAAGTTCTACTGGTTATGGTACAACTGAACAATTTGCAGATTGGATTGTCGACACTTTGGGTCTTGACTTAGAATCTGATGAAGACCCTGTTGTTCATGATACTATTATATCATTCGTCGAAGGTCACCGTCTTGGTAAAGACAATGTAGATAATACTTATGGATTATTCCACTTGCCTAAGGAAGAATATTCTAAATCAAATACTCTGTGGGAAGAACACAACAATGCTATTTCGCTTATTCTTGATGAGCGTTTGCAGCCTGTGTTTAGAATTTCGGATGAGCTAACAGAGGAGTAACTCTATGATCAAGAAAATTAAAGAGTGGGATATTACGATTAAGTGTGTAGTATTGTTATTTCTATTGAGAAACATTGTTCTGCACCCTGTTATTCGTAATGAGGCAGAGGAGTATTTAGAGTCTCATCGTATTTTATTATCAGATTGGAAAGACGAAGTCGATGGGCCGTGGTATAAAGAAGCGACTTATTTTGATAACTCATATGACTTGGACAGTGCATATCTTAGCAGCGACAGTTGGGAAGTGATTCAGTACAATTCGTTCAAGAACTTATATTACGACGTTCGTGGTACAGGTCTTAACCTTATATTGAATAACACGGCGCGTATTCGAGAAGTGGACGATAGTTCTCCTGGTCGTGTGTTTTTCATTGCGAAACTAATGGGAGTCACTATCCCATATATCTGTATTCTACCAGAGGATACAGATCAACGTAACTTTGTTATCACACGTATTCAAACGAGAACACTGCAGGGTAATCGCAATGAGGTTATTAAATTAATTAACATGTATTGTGATGTATATCCCATGCTTGCGTTTGATGATAAGGGTAAGTTGGATGTGTATACATTCGGAAGACAAAACTTTATTCCTGGTGTTGTTAATGATGGGTTATATATTGATCCTGATTATGAAAGAGAGGCTAGACATGCTAAACAAACTATTTAACTTCTTCTTTCGTTATGAACAAGGTCTAAAAAAATCCGCGGTTCGAATTCATCATAAGAATTTCGAAAAAGAAACTGAATTTATACCTATGAAAGCTAGATGGTGCGATATCCTAAATGGAGTTATGCTGAATCATAATCAGCAATCTCCGTATTTGAATATCTTTGTTTCGACTGATTACAATTGTTTTAAAGGATATACCTTAAAGATTGGAGGGTATTATCCTTTTGCAATTATATCAGAACGGCCTAATGACTTAAGGATGCTTATGTTCCGTGATGCTACAGAATTACATAAATTCTGTGATGCAATGATGGATCCAGACTTATGCTTCGATACATATATGGGAGAATCTATTTCTAAAGGCTTGTTCAAAGTATTTAGATTTAAAAGAGATTCTGAATATTTAGTATGCGAGGACCTACATGTTATAATAAACACGCAAAACAATAAGTTTATTGAGTGCATGTTTGGTGAAATTCCATTTGTCGCATACAAACCAACTGCAGATGAGTTATTTTTAATCGATTACTTCACTCTATCTGGAATGAAAGAAGAAAACTATTTTAACTACGAAAGACGGCATATGCCAGATTATATTGAGGATTACAAGGAAAGAATTAATGAGGTAAAGTAAAATGAAAGAATTGAAATTTGACATCGCACGTGTTCCTGTATTGAAACTTAAACATTTCGAAGCGCAAGCAGAACAACTGGCTGCTATTGGAGTTGATGGATATGGAGCTACAGCAGAAGGGCAAATGAATACCTGGGTAGATGGCGTAGTTCGTCTTCTAGCTAATGACGGATATGTTACTGTAGCAGATCTACGTAAGGCTGCTGGAATGGATGTTGACGCTTCTGATCATTTCGTTGGTTGGGATATTCGTGCTACTACATCTATTGAAATTAAGGAAAACCGTGTTGAATTTCCTCTTATTCTGATCAAGAGCTTGGGTTGGCCTATTGATCCTAGCTATATTGATTGGTCTGTTCTTAACAAGGTCAAACATGAGAGTCTCGAATTGGATAATATTGAATACTTCACACAATATATTGAAGACCTTAAATCTTTCTACAAATTCACAGATGAAGAAGTTAAGAACGTATTAGCAGGAAAGAGATGGTGGGATTAATAATGGGAGCACTATATTTAACACTAACAAAATCTTATACTTCCGAAAAGCCTAATGCCAGTAACATATTTCTAGATGTTAAAGACTTTCGTATGACAGATGATTTTCTTACTATTGATCATCGAGTCTTAACTAGAGATTGTATGATTGTAGAACTTACTACAACAATCGCGCGGCGATATATTGTTGATCTTCAGGCTTTTGTAAATGTTCGTGATTTGCATAATTACTTGGGACTGTATACCGATATTTACACTCCGGTTTGGAATAGTAAGAATGTTTCCTTTGTAATCGAGCGCGAAGTTGACGATGATGAACGAAGATTCTATATGGATACTGATGTTATTCATGCGGAAACAACTGAGGGCGAGTTAATTGTAACATATAGTAATGGTATGAAGACTCATTACCCTAAATCTGAAGCTAAGCGTTGGCGCGTGATTGATTATATTAAGTTGAGGTAACTCATGAGTGAATCTTATGATATAAAAAGTCATTCTACAGGTTCGACCAGAGGGTTTGCCGTTCCTTTTAAACAAGGGAACGGTGCCTTATTTGGTAGACTTAAAGAACAACGATTTATTAGGTTTGATCCTATGGTAAAAATCTCGGTAACATATCTTGATGATACGGATGAGGAGAAAACCACAGAATTTCATAATGTCAAATCCATAGCAATGTGGACCGTAAATCAGATGTTGGAGATAACATCTAAATTTGGATATGAGTCTATCGTTTATAGAATTCATAAAGATGATATTATTAATATTGAGGAGAAGTGAACAATGATGAAAGAACTTTTGGTGATGGTAAGTGAAGAATTTCGTAAGGAATATCATGATACTACGGGTAAAATTTATCGCAATTTGAAGAGCGGTGTGGAATCGTTCATGGTTGAAGATGGTATTGTTACTGTAATTTATACAGATGAACGTAGCAAAGTAAGGACTACTCTTCATATTCCAGAAAAGCATTACATTGGATGTCTAGAATTCGATGGAACTGTCGATAGAAACTCATTCTTCAATGAAGACACAGTTATCCGAGGCTATGATAAAGACGCTATTTACGGTTGCTTTGTACGATGGATTGAGTATGGTAGGGAAGTTAAAACAAAAGAATTGACTATCGAATCAGTTGAAAGTATCCTTTTTGAAAAGCATATCGATGGAAACATTATTATCAAGTATTTTAAAACCCTCGAAAATCGCGAAATTGCGCACCTTAGTATTCCTCGTCGTAATATTATTAAACTCGATAAACTTGCAAATGGTATGAAAGTAGGTACTTGGTTTGAATAAAGAACAATTGTATGATGTGTTTGTTGAATTTAAAGATGGGAATAGAGGACCTTATAGAAACAAAGAAGCTATAAGTTGCTCGATCATGGGTCTAGCATTAGTAATTGAAAGTCGGTATACTAACGGCATCGGTAAAGTTATTTATAGTCTAGACTCTATAAGATCTTGCAGCGTAATCCCGGTATCTCCAGAGGAACTGGAGGAGTGATATGGACGTAATAAAAGAACCTATAGAAGACTACATCAAATATATAGAAGAAAATGCTAAACGCGTTAATGAATTTGTGAGAGAACTAATCGGAGGAAAGAAAAATGACTAAACTAAATCCACAAACAATGGAAAATCAATTTGATCACCAATATGACACATTCTGTCGTAAAAATCACGACTATGGTAACTCATTTGAGGAGTCTTTGGACCAATTCGGAATCGTAGCTAGCATCGTCCGTATGAGCGACAAGATGAAGCGCTTAGAATCCCTCACAGACGAGTCTAAAACGCAGCAGGTGGGCTCTGAGAGCCTCCTAGACACCCTTGAGGACCTATCTAACTATGCTGCTATGACGGCATGCTGGTTACGTGGAATTCGGGAGGAAGATACTGTATATGCAGAAGATATACCACCACGTCCTATGGAAATTCCGGAAGCGGTCAAACAACTTTGGGAAGCACAAAAGAAGCAAGTGGATTATTTATTTGATGCGAATAATGATAAAGAGGACGAAAAAAGTTGATTCATTTAATACCGAGTTTTTGAACATGGCCAAGACTTGTCTTAATGATCTATTCGACAACATCATTCTTTGTCGTGATCAAAATATTCCTTTGCCTAAACGATT